ATTGGCAATGTAGCAGGTCCTAAGCGGACTCTCAATAGAAACGTCACCATACCATAACGTATAGAATATTCGCTAAATCTATTGGCCTACGTGGCTACCAATACCCCGTGCCACACGTGAATTTTGTATCATTTTAAACCACACGAAGAAGAGAGAGCCGTATAGGCCCTCTCTACTGAGAGTGTAACTTGCATAAGCTACTACAAGGTGAATGAGGCAGTCTTTCTTGGCTTATATACCTTGTAGTTGATGAAGGTGATAGGTGAATCGTCAGACTTACTCTTCGTATGTCTGTAGATACGACCGTCTTTGTCTGCTGTAGCAGACCAAGTGGTGTTACCTGTAACCCATTTGGGAGTAACTAAGGTTACCTTGTCGCCTTTATTAGCGTCAGCAACACTCTTAGCCATTTTGGTAAGTGTGTTGGTAGTAACTTTTGCAAGTTTAGCTATTGCAGAGGCATCTGTAAGATGACCTTCAAGTACAAGGGTAACTTGGTTGTTAGCAACAACTGGCTGATTAGAAGAGTCCTTCTTATCAGTCCATTGACCTTGGAATTGAACTCGTGCAATTGCGTTACGAACAGATTGAATGATTAATTTAAATGCAGACATAGTATGTCTCCTTTACTTTAAGATTGAGTCTCGTTGTAGTAAATACCGTATGTATTTGCTTTGTCACACCGAGACCAAGATGTGAGTGCACTTTGTATACATACAAAGTGAACAGGGGTAGAATTGCCCGAGCGTAGCGAGAGTCACCCGACAATAGGTGGAGCTGGGGATGAACTTCAACGAAGTTTAGACCCCCACACCGTAAAATTGGCGGGGGACGGGGCAATGTATATCTCATACTCCCATTCTGCGTATATTTTTTCAACTTGCCCACTAAAGCCTATATTTGCCCACTTAAAGTATTACTTTATACCTCTCCTATATTTTTTAGTATATTTTTTCGTATTTGCACTTGTTCAGTAACTACGTAACTACGTAACTTACGTTATGGGGGTAGGGGGGGAGCAATTTACGTTATAACAATACAACATAGAGATATAGGTAAAACAGACTATACGATACTTAGTAAAGCTGAAGCAGACTTAGGTAACGTAACGTACCTAGACTGGAGAGTAGCCCAGCCAGGTGATATGGCTTTAAGTGATGATAACTACATAGGCCAAGTAATCTCTAGAAAAGCTTATATCGACCTTAATAATAGACAAAAAGATTACATAAGAGCTCCTTGGGGTTCTGTTTTTTACAAGCTAGGTAGTAAAACCAAGTTTAATGTAAAGGGTCGTAAGACTAATACTACATTATCTGGTAAGTCTGGTTCTGAGGTATTTTGCAATAGTAAGAGAGTAAAGCTATTAGCCAAGGTATATGCTCGTACAAGGAACAAAAGAGAAGCAATAGAGAGGATTTATGGAGAAGTCGATAAGAATAAAAGACTTAAGTTATCTGTTTCAATGGAATCTAAGTATTTCAAGAAGATGGTAAAAGAAGAAACAGATAAATTGCTTGATACACATGGTTTCACTGGAGACTATGTTATGGAGCTATTAAAAGAAGCTATAAACATCGCTAAGACTAAGAAAGACGTTGGTAATCTTATGAAAGCGGTGGATAATCTACAAGATTTACATGGAATGAAGGAAAAGAAGGTGCAAGTGGATACTCGTCAGATAGAGGTTACATCAACTAAGACCCTTATAGACGCAATAGCAGAGCAAGAGAATAAGTTGGTTGCTACTGAGACTACTACTAAAGAGGTAGATGAGTAACTTTGAGGCTGATTATGCCAAACAAAAGGCATTAGAGAAGCTATATCATAATATGGCGTTGTTTGGGAAGATATGTTTCCCAACGGCAATCCGCTCTAGCACACCTCCGTTTCACCATGAGCTCTACAAAGCTCTACAGAATAGGGGAAAGAGACGAGTACTGGCTGCAGCACCGCGTGGAACGGCAAAGTCTACTGTTTTCAGTCTCATCTTTCCAATGCATCAAATAGCATTTAAAAAAAGTAATGAGGAAGTATTCATTGTTATTATATCAGAAAGTCAAACTCAGAGTATCAACTTTCTTAGTCGGATTAAGTACCATCTTACCCATACTAAGGGGTTTAGTGATGTGTTTGGCGACCTTGGTCCAAATACTGCTAGTAGGTGGACTAATACTGATATTATACTCGCCAATAACGCTAGGATTGTTGCTGTTGGTACTGGGCAGCGTGTTAGGGGTTTCATTACGGGTGATACTAGACCAACAGCTATCATCATTGATGACTTTGAATCAGAACTTAATGCAGCGACTTCAGAAGCACGGGCAAAAAATCGTAAGTGGATTACAGAAGCTGTTATTCCGTCATTAGCCGATGGTGGAAGAATATTAATGGTTGGTACAGTTATATCAGAAGATTGTTTCCTATACTGGGCAAAAGATTCCCCCACATGGACAGTATTGTGGACAGCTATTACAAATGATGATGGTTCTCCTGTATGGCCAGAAAGATTCCCTGCTGATAGAATAAAAGAAATACGACAGGAATATGAGAGTGTGGGTAATATTACTGGTTTTTATCAGGAATATATGAATATAGCTCAAGCTCCTGACGATGCTCCTTTTAAAGATAAATGGTTAAAGCTACATCACTATGATTTTGAACGTATAGAGGGACAAAATTGCCTAGTAAGAGAAATTGGAGAAGAAAAGAAGGTTATACCCGTAGATTTATATACTGGGGTTGACCCTGCTAGTTCATTAAACCCTAGGGCTGATTTCTTCGTTATAGCTACTATTGGTAAGGATAATGATGATAATGTTTACATAGTAGACTTATTTAGGGCACATTTAAACCCCTCAGAACAGCCAGATAAGATTATAGAGATATTCAAGAAGTTTAGACCCAGAAAGATGAAGATTGAGACTGTAGCATACCAAGAAGCACTAAGACAATCAGTTAGAAAGCGTATGCTAGAAGAAAACCTTTATATACCCGGTTTAGAGAAAGGATATAAGCCGCGTACTCGTAAAAGCGAACGGCTAATATCTATGGTTCCTGTATTCGCTAAGGGTAGGTTTTTCTTTAGACCACAAGACGATATAGCTCAAGCAGAGTTCTTAAGCTACCCTAGGGGTAAGCATGATGATATTATGGATGCTATTTGGATGGCGTTAGACAATGCAAAGCCTTGTAGGTTGAAATCAGTTGGAAAGCAAGAGAAAACAAACAAAAAGAAAAAGTTACTTGATTGGTTGACTATTTAAGTGAGAGATTACGCCCATGGCATACGGCACTAAAGTAGGCTCTAAAGAGTCTGTAGTTGATGAAACACAACGTTTGTGGCGCTCTTATTCTAATAATCGCTCAACTTGGGCTGAACACGCGGTCGAAGATAGAGAATTTAGATTAGGAAAGCAATGGACTCAAGAGCAGATTGATACTCTAAAAGCTAGAGGTCAAGCTCCTGCTGTGGTTAATCGCATACATCCAGCCGTAGAAGCTGCGAAAGCAATGCTTACATCTCATAAACCTTCGTTTAGAGTATCTGGAAGAGAGGATTCCGATAATAAGGTAGCACAGGTATTCAATGCTCTATTAGAGTATATGTGGCAGATTTCTGATGGTGATATGCAACTTAGAACAGCTGTAGATGATTATTATGTTACCGGTTTAGGTTGTTTGCTATTATATCAAGACCCAACTAAAGATATGGGTAAGGGTGAGGTAATGCTCCGGGCTATTGACCCAATGGACGTATATGTTGACCCCAACGCTAGGGATAGGTTCTTTGATGATGCAGAGAATATTATAGTTTCTAGGCTTTTCACTAAAGACCAAGCTAAGAAGCTATATCCGATGTATGATAATGCTATTCAAAATGCTGGTAACAATAGTTTTACAGATACACCCAACACAAGTAGAGCCGACGATGGAGAAGTTAGTTTCCCTGAAGATATATTAACTCAAGAAGACGAATATATCAGGGGATACGAAAGATATTATAAAGTATTAGTTAGCAAGTATAGAATCTTTGAGCAGTTTTCAGGTCAAGAACATTTACTTGAAAGAGAAGAGTTCGAAGGCTATATATCTCAACCGGCGTGGTTTTACAAAGACCAACCTATAATAGATGAGCAAGTAGCTACTCAATTACAACAGCAAGGTCAGACTGTAATGCCTATGACTTTTAATGACCTAATTGAGATGGGTTTAATAAAAGTAGTCAATGTTCAGGTGACTAGAGTTAAACAATGCGTAGTTATGGGTGATAAAAAGCTTTATTCACGCATATTACCTACTGAAGAGTACCCTGTTATTCCTTTATGTAACCTACATACAAGAACTCCTTATCCAATGAGTGATGTTCGTATGGTCAAGAATATACAAGAGTATATTAATAAAACTAGAAGCTTAATAATAGCTCATGCTACTACTAGTACTTCCGGTAAGGTATTAATACCCGAAGGTAGTGTTGATATGAAAGAATTTGAAGAGAAGTGGGCTCAACCTGGGGTTGCTATCCCAATTGATTTTTCTGAAGGTCAACCAGTTGCAATGCCTCCTACTCAACTTAGTAATGAACTATACAAGAACGAAGCTGATGCTAAGAATGATATAGACCATCAATTAGGGTTATACGCTCTTATGATGGGAGATAGTGGAAGTGCTCCTCAGACATATAAAGCTACTGTAAGTATAGATGAGTTTGGACAAAGGAAAATGAAGTCAAAGCAGATGGATATAGAGGCAGGTTTGACTAGAGCAGCTAAGATAGCTATTCCTTTAATGCAACAACTATTTCAACAAGAAAAGTTAATTCGTATAGTTCAACCAAATAACTCTTTGAGTGAATACGTAATTAATAAGAAGTTAGTAGACGATAAAACTGGCGAAATAGCCATTTTTAATGATATAACAATCGGTAAGTATGATGTTATTGCCGTTTCTGGTTCAACAATGCCAACTAATAGGTATGCACAACTTGAGTTGTACATGGATGCTTATAAGAATGGCATAATCGACAGAAATGAGGTCTTGAAAAAGACAGAAGTCTTCGATATGGAAGGTGTTCTTGAAAGAACTGATACGATTACCCAACTGCAAGGTCAGTTGCAGCAATCACAGGAACAAATCAAGAAACTTTCAGGAGACTTACAGACTCGTGATAGAGAGGCAGTTAATCTTCGGAAGAAGGTTGAAACCGAGAAGTTCAAAGGTAAATTGGATAAGATTGGAAATAAATCTTCTGCAGCCTCAACCTTGTTCGAGAAAAGGCTTGATGATATGTTAAGTATGGTCAAAGACGAAGTCAAGCGAGAAATAAAAGATAAAATGAAAGATGATACTCCTAAAAAGGACTCATCTAAGAAAAAGGATAAAAAATAATGGAAGTAGAACAACAACAAGCGGTACAAGAGACACCCCAAGTTGAAGAATCAACTGGGCCTTCTTCGTTTGAAGAAATATTCCAGAATATGGGCGAAGGAACACCAGCAGAAGCTGGACAACAAGCTCAGGCTCCACAAGAAGGTCAACCTTCTACACCTGTGGAAACCCCTACTCAACAACCTGTAAATAACGACGAAAGACGTTTTCAGTACTGGCAGTCAGAAGCTGACAAGAGGCAGAATATGATTGATTCACAGCAAAAGCAAATTGAAATGTTGCAACAACAACAACAACAACAACCAACTGCTCCTGCTAATCAGCCAGCACCACAGGAAGAAAAGTTCCCAGAACCTCCTCAAAGACCAATCCCTCCTGCGGGATTTAGCAGGGAAGATGCGATGTCGGACCCAAGTGGGTTGTCAGCGCAATATCAAAATCAGGTCGAGCAATGGCGAGATAATATGGACGAATATAATTACTTGCATTCTCAATATAACGCAGCTAAGACTAATGAAAGATTCGATGCTATTCAAAAAGAACAGCAAAAAACACTTCAAAAGCAAGCAGCTGAACAGCAATGGTATGAACAACAGAACCAAGCTACTGAATATTTAAAAGGTACGTTTGGAGCGACTCCAGAGCAGGCTCAAGAATTTGTGCAACGTTATAGTGACCCTAAATCAGTTACAATGGATAATTTGTGGAAATTGTATCAGTTAGAATCAGGACAAGGACAAGTACCCAATAACGGGCCATCCCCTGCATTTCAACAGACTCAGAATGCACAACAAGTTCCATCTCCTATGGGAGTAGTAACTGGAGCAGGTCAGGGACAGCAAGGAAGTATTGAAGACCAAATGATGAACGCCATGGTTAACGACCATAATAAAACAAATTATTTTTAAACTTGGAGGTTTAATATAAAATGGCAAACGCGAATTTTTTAAGCACAACACCGGGCACAACAGCTGCATTAGGGGGAATTTCTTCCCTTGATTCAACAAGACGCCTGTATAACTTTGGAGACAGAGTAGCATCTCTAGCTCCAGAACAAACACCTTGGTTTGTCTATCTTTCAAAGGTAGCAAAGCAAGCAACAGATGACCCAACTTTCAAATTCATGGAACAACGTCATCAATGGCAAAGACGTAACTTTGATGTAGCTACTACAGTTTCTTCAGGAGTAGCAGCAGATGGTACAGTTGCGGATTTTGAAATTGACGTAGATTGCAAATATGACAAATATGGTAACGCTGTAGATACACCTGTAGCTCCAGAGTTTTTAGTAGTAAACCAAATGGTTGCTATTAAATGCCAATATGACTCTGCAGGAGATGGAGATAATGCAAATGACTCTCCTATTGTAGGACATTTCAGAGTTGCTAGTATAGCTACTGGTACTACAGCAGTTGCAAAGCCAACATTAAAGTTTATTTCAGCAACTAAAGCTAGCGGTAAAGAGCAAGTTTTAGTTGATAATTCAAAGCTTTTATTGGTAGCAACAGAGTGTCCAGGTGAAGTTATTGGTTCAGCATTCCAAGAAGGAACTAGCTTCCCAAAGGGCTGGGCAGATGAGCTTTATGCACGTGAAGGTCACTGTCAAATATTCAAAACTGCTTCTCCAGTTATGTCTGGTACAGCACAAGCGACTCGTTACAGAGGTGTAGCTAACGAATGGCAACGTGTTTGGAAAGAAAAGCTGATGGAACATAAAATGGATATTGAGAGAGGTATGCTTTTTGGTATAGGTGGTGCTCAAAATGCTGATTATAGAACATCTTGGGGTATTGTACCTTATACTGAGCGTTATGGTAAAGTATATAATTACTCTATGTCAGGAACAGCTCCGACTGGCCATAAAGAAAACTATGATGGATTATTAGAGATTATGGAAGACTTCTATGCTCCTGAATCAGGTAATAGTGGTAATAAACTATGTCTTGCTTCAAGAAGTGTTATAAGTTACTTCAATAAAATGGCTTCTGGCTTTGTAAATAGCACAATAGGTGCAGGTAACCAGCCATTTACTGTTGATGTGAATTATAAAGATGGTAAGTTTGGCCATAAAGTAGCTCAAGTTGATACTGTATTTGGTGGGTTTACAATGGTTCAAGAGCCATTATTTAGAGGCCCTTATGCTGATATGATGGTATTAATTGATATGGATAACGTTAAATATAGACCACTAGTTGGTAATGGTATTTCTCGTGATACATATATTGAGACTAATGTTCAATCACCTGGTGATGATGCAAGAGTAGACCAAATCTTAACAGAGGCTGGTCTGCAAGTTGAATTACCTGAAACTCACGCTATTATTAAATTTGCTGACAATTAAGATTAGTAGATAATAGTTAAATAAATGAGGATTTTATAGGGGGTGGGGTTTTTCTTCCTTCTCTTTCTCTGCCTCCTTCCTCTAAAAATATATGAAATTTTCAACGCAAATAGCAAACTATACAGGTGACGCTGATACCACTTATCAAGTAAGTGCAGCAGATGATACACTTGACGGCTCTACTTCCCAATGGTTTACCGAGGGTATTAGAGATGTTATTGCTCGTGTAGAAAAAATCATGCCTGCTAAGCTTAGTATGTTTGCTTCTGAAGCTAGTATAACATCTACAGGTTTAGAATTAACGAACGATAGAGTATTCTCTGTTGAAAGAGGTGGAAAAATAGCTACTGAAGTTAGTGCAAAATTAAGACATAAATTAACAGATATAGAGAGTATATATTACACTTACCCGGATACACCTGCTTATTATAAAATATCTGGTAAATTACATGTAGTCCCTACTCCAGATGATACTGGTGCTAATACTGGAATTATTTCTTTAGTAAAATATACTGCAAATGGCGTTGATTTAACTGCAATTAATACAAGTGCTAATCATAACTTAGTTACAGGTGATTTTATAGATATAACGGCCGATACGTCTCTTTTACCTGCTATATATACTAAGAATACATTTAAAGTTACATATTCTACTGTTACACAATTTGCAATAGAAGTTCCTTGGAGTAATATTAATGATAGCGATACATATAATAATGTTGACGATTCTTATACCCCCGATTCTACTATTTATTATTCAAGAGCTACTGCTACTGCAGAAGTAGTAAAAGTAGGTGATATTGATAGTGCTAATGGAACTATTGCTTCTTTTCCTGAATCAATGTATCACTTGCCGGTCTTATATACAGCAGCTAATATTATGTATGCTAAACTAGTGACTATAAGGAAGTCAATAGCTAGTACACTTGCATCTACTGGTATTACTAATGCTAGTAATTACATATCAAATTGGGGTGGTAGTGATGAATTTGATTTTAAAACAATGATGGAAGATGAGGATACAGAAATTGCTCAAATGGCTTTAAGCGGTGCACAAACTGAATTAGGTACAGCACAGGCACAATTGGGCGTACTTACTGCTGATTACAATTGGGTAATGGGGCAATTACAATATATTAAAGGGCTATATAACGAGGCCTTTATACAGGTGGCACAAAGCTAATGAAACAAAAAGAACTTATCGAACTTGTTCAGCAGCATCATCCTCATATATTAGAGAAAGAGGCTAGAATCTTGCTAAATAGAGCATCTGATGACATTTGTAGTCAATCAGAGATTTTTGATACTTCTTATAAAGATGTTTCTATTACAGGTCAAAGATATTATTTTCTAGGTAATACAATATTAAAAATTAGAAGAGTTGATGTTGAGGATAAATTAGTACCTAGATTACAAGGGCAATTAGAAGAAACGGACTTAACCTAATGGCTGATAAAGAATACGCATGGTATATTGAACGAAACCAACTTGGTATCGTTGAAAAAGTTAGTGGAGAGTGGAAAAGTATTACTGAAGCTGGAAAAAGTATACGTATATTTTGTTCTGCTTTAGTTCCTCATTTTTCAGTAGATTTAGATGGGCAATCTGAGATACCTGCTCAATTTCATCAAGCCTTAGTAAATAAGGTTATTTCTGAAGGATATAAAGACCCAAGAAATTTAAATTTAGACTTGGCTCAATACTTTGAAGGAGAGTATATTAAGGGCGTGAAATCAGCTAAGAAATACGCAAGAATGCATCATTATAGTAGCGCTAAAATTATTCCACAGGAGTTTTAATGGCGTTTACAAATGATAATCTTAATGTAGGTGGTTTTGTTAATGATACAACAGCAACTCATAATGTTAATTTTGCAGTAGACCAATATACTAAATATATAGCTCAAGATTATACAGCTGATAATACGTTTAAATATTATGGTAATGATAATGACTTCGGGTTTATGTATAACACAGCTGATGCAGAGCTTAATATGTATTCAGGTGATAATAAGTTACTTGAAATAACTAAGCAAGGAGCTGTAACTTTTACCTGTAAAGCAGGTACTGGAATTGATGCTTTTAAAATAAAAGATACTAATGGGACTACTCTTTTTGGAGTTAATACAGATGGTGATTTTAATTTAGGTTCAGTTTTAGAGATGAGCGAGTATACCCCGGCTAGTTTGCCTGATATAGATGCTCATGGTATGGTTTTTTATGATTCAAATTTATATGCAAAGGTATAGATGGCTTATTATTTAAATGTAACTCATCCAACAGTTACTCATGGTCTATTAAAATTCGATAAAGGGAATAGACAGTATGTTACTATTTCTTTTATTGGTTTCGCATCGAGCGCCCCTTATGACATATTAAAAGTAGAAACGAGTCCTGATGCATCAACATTTACTACTTTAGATACGTTTACATTAACTGCTGCTTCTGGTGTATTAAAGACAGTTTTACCTCCTATTCCTGCAGGCACATTACATTTAAGATTAAAAGGTTATGATAGTGATGGTTCGACAGCTTTAACAGATGCTACAGAATTAAAGAAATGTGCCGTAGTAAATATTAAGTCAAAAGCATCACACAATTTAGAACCTATTTATACTGAGTCTAAAAAAATTGCAGAAGATGTAATAGACTCAGGTATTGTGACTACTGATATTGAAAATTTAAACCAAAAAAAAATTATGTGGAATGCATTATCTAATGCGTATGCAGAAATTAATACAAATGATGCAACTGATATGACTGAATATACTATTACAGGTGTTAATAATAATTTATATGGATTAGCTCAATATCCTTCATGGTTAAAAACGCAAATAACAGATAATAAAAATTGGGTTATAAATGGAAGTAATCTAACTACTCCTCATTGGATAATAGGAGATAAAATTTATAGTTTTAAAGAGACTGGTAGTGATGGTGGCGTAGCAATAGCTCAATCATGTGAGGAAGTGCTAGTTAGTCATATAAGTAAGTCTATGTTAGCAGAAGAAAAACTAAAATACACAGCAGGAAGTGATGAACATGATGAATTAACAGCTGCTGAAACAACATTAAGTAGTATAATAACAGATAAAATAACTCTTATTTAAGGAGAGAAACAATGGCAGGATGGAGAAAAGTATTAGTAAGTAACACAAAAGGAACAGCTGGAGTTGATTTAGAAAACCTAGGTCATATAGTTCCAGATGATTTAGCTATAAATGAAGATGGTAGTTTTTTATCGGGGGTAGCTAGCCAAGCTTTATCTATTAATGATAGTGGAAACGGCCTTGAATGGAAAGATGTAACAACTACATTTGCTTCTTTAACTGATTCTGATACTACAAGCACTGGATTAGCTGATAATGACATAATGGTCTATGATACTCAAGATAGTAAATATAAGATGATGCCTATGGTAGGAGATGTGAAAGTAGCAGTTACAGGCTCAGGAGCTAGTACAGTAGCTACTATGAGTATTCAACCTGATTCCGTAGCTCTTGGTACTGACACTACAGGTAATTATGTTTTAAAAGGTGAAACTACAGGTAATGGTATTTCAGGCTCTATTAATGCCGAAGGAGGTACTTTTACAGTTACTTCTAATGCAGTTTCTACTGCTACTGCAAATACTCTTGTATATAGAGATGCAAGTGGAGATTTTATTGCAAATGAAATAACTGCTAGTTTAGACGGTACTGCTGCTATAGCTACAGCTGTAAACCTTTCTGGTGCGACTGGGCAAGGTAATAATGATAAACTTGTTTTTGCTGCTAATGGGACCGCGACGGGTACAGCTACTTTAGAAACTGATGTTGCATTACATTATAACCCTAATACCCAATTATTCACTGCCCCTAATTTTGCAGGAGATATAAATGGTACAATTGGTGCCACTGCTCCTACTTCTGGTGCGTTTACAAATTTAACTAGCTCTGGTAATACTAGTTTAACCACAGCTAATATCACTGGCAACTTATCACATACTGGTGGTACAGCTACTCTTGCAGGTGGGTCTCTTGTAGTAAGTAATGAAATTGCTAATGCAGTCATTAATACTTTTATTTTAAACAACTCACAAACTGGAACTTGGCCTTTAGCTGACCCTGCACCTACTGCCCAAATCAGTTTTGATATTTTACAATCATCACAAATCACTGCTACAGATATAGATGATGATGATTTTATATGGGTTAAGGCTCAAAATTATGATGAAAGCAATGAAGCAATTTCAGGAAGTTATTCTTATGTTAAATTACGAGCTACTGATGATTATGATATGGTAGCTACTGTGGGAACTAATCTGACGACAACATGGGATGTTATTGATTGGCCTGATGGAGCAAAAATTATAAAAGGTCCTGTGTCTATAGCTTATTCAAGTGAACCAACGGGTACACAAACTATAACAATGGATGATACTGTTATATTTACAGGTGGTGGAACTTTTGCATCTACTTCTAATTTTGCTACAACAGATAATCTAATTCATTTAAATGTATTAGCAGATAATAGTGCATACGGAGGTGACCTTTCCTCTGGTATTGTATTTGGAACAACTGCAGCTGATGAGGGTGAAAGTGCGACAGCATACAAAACTGGTGGTAAATTAATACATACTGATACTGAATTTATTTTTGGAACATTTGCAGATGTAGTTAGCTCTACTCCGGCTAATCAAGATAATCTAACTACTACTAATTTAAAAGATATACGAGTTAAAGCTATTCAATTTGATACCAGTGATACTATTGATGAGACTGGTAATAGTTATGCTAATGGTGATAATCCTTATTTAGGAGTAAATGATTCTGGCGTTCTATATTTTTATATGGCTGAATAATAAATTTCATTAAACGAGGTTAGATGATAGAAGAGAAGAAAAGGAAGCTTACTCCTGGAGAGATAGGCTTAAATGTAAAGGATACTGGGTTTTTATTGGCAATATTAAATAGGGCTTCAATACAAGGTTCAGAATTAAAACATGCAATGGCTGTAACAACTAAGATAGAGAAGTTGCATGATTACATAATAAATCAAGAGGAAGTAATAAGAGGAATACATTGAATATAACAAGAGAAGATGCACAAGCTTTACTACAAATAATAGGAAGAGCTAAATTTGAAGGTAACGAAGTTATGAGCGTAGCTCAATTGATACAAAAGTTAGGAACTATCGCAGACCCTCCAAAACAGGAACAACCTCCTGTACCCCTAAAAAAAAAAGACTAAAATCAACTAACATTAAGAGTAATATCTAATGTCTTGGAAAAAGATATTACTTGAGAATAACATTTCAGCGTCAGATATTACGACTGTAGGAAACCCTGAATCAGCTGGCAGTGTATTTTTACGAAATGATTCTAATACTTTAAGATGGGCGACTACAAACGCATCTGGCGATGCTTCCTTTCAACGCATAGCTATTATAGATGGCTCTAAAGATGAATCAGTCGATAGTACTTTCCCTTTTCACTATATTACTAGACAAGAATTACATGATGGTTATATAAGTTCAAGTAATGCTCATTATGTTGATAGTAACTCTGGTGGTGATACTACTCTTTGGGATAACACTACTACGGGTGGTAATAAAATTAGCACTTTCATTACTAACTACTTATCTGACCCTGATTGGGCTTCGCCACCAGATGAATACGAAGATGCAGACCAATTTCAAGAGGTGCATAAGGACGACCTTGTAATTCTTCCCTTAGGATTATGGTCGGATGAAGATACTAATGCATTAACAACGGGCGCTGGTTTATACTCAAAGCCTAATATAAATCCAGAAAATGATGAATGTATTGCACATTGGACTCTTGGAACTTCTTCTCCGTATAAAGGTTGTTTTTTAATTACACAAGTTGCTAGTAATGGACGTGCGTATATGATACGTACTAACAATGCAATATCAGAGCCTTCAGGTGAAAGTAGTAGGGATAGTAGACAAGTACAATATGATTCAGCGATTGAAGACATTTTTGATGGGGGGATTCTATATAGAGCTAAAGGGGAGTGGATAGAAAATATTGGAGCAATATCTATAGATTCTGCTGATGATAATATTACTGTAGATATTACAAATGGGGATACTCTTATAGACAACGAGACTTCTTCTACTAATGTATCTGTATTTGATGTTAAATTAGCAGATGATTTATCAATTACATCATTAACTACTAGTGGTAAAGTAATAACTGATGAATTAATTCCTGCTACTGCAGATGAAACTATAAAAATATCTATTAATGGTACTAGTACTACTGCTTTAAAAATTCCTTCTACTAAAACTTTAAATTTTATGCACTCCGGTAGTAATATCCCAACATTATCAGGACAAACTGGGTTATTAACTTCTAGCCAAGAATTGACAGCTCCTTTACTTTCTAGTGATGTTTTTAATATAAATACATTAGATAGTACAAAAACTTCTTCTAATTGGGATGATATATATACTACTGTAGGAGATGCTCGAGGTATAATATTAAAAGGTGAGGAAGGTGAAACGCTTAGTAATTTACCAGTTGGGAAACTTGCTTATCGTGGTAGTGATGGGGAGTGGGACAAAACAGGTGCTGATGTATATCCTGAATTAGGTATATGTGTCGCTAATGAAGACGCAGGGCGTGTAGACATACTGACTCAAGGATTTGTTCGAATAGCTAGTGGTAATTTATGGGGAACTGCTAGTACTGAATATTCTCCTGGAGATGCTGTATATGCTCACACAGGTATATCTAACGGACAAATAAGTTTAGCTAAATATAATGCTGGCGGAGTGGGGAAATCTACACCAATAGGAACTATAATTGGGTTTGAAACAAGTGCTTCTCATACAACAGGTGCTTCAGGTGGTGCAACTGATGATGTATTAATTTATTTTAACCCTATTAATGTTTGGTATGAATATAATACATCAGGTACTCTTACAAAGATTGATGGTGTCTCTTTAGGAGGTACTGATACTGTAGATATGGGTGATGGTTTTACTGTAACTGCTACTACAGCGGGTACAAATTCAACCATTACAGAAAGTGATACATTAACAATTGCAGCTGCTGGTTTAATAACTACAACGGCTACAAGTGACGGAGTAATCACGATAGGAACTACTGCTACAGCAGACCAAACAGGCGAACAAATAAAAACCGCTTATGAAGCAGAGGATGATACAAATGCTTTTACTGATGCTAATGTAATTACGCTTGGCAATGCTATAACAAGCACTTTAACAGCAGATTTAAATGCTGGAGCTAACCAAATAGGCTTTACTGAAAATGAAGTAAGTAATGCTGCTAGTATGACAGTAGATTGGGGTATAGGGAATAAAGCTTCTGTTATATTAAGTCAAGTTGGGCATACCATTGCAATGACAAATCCTGCAACTGCATGTAATTTATTATTAAAAATAACACAGGGGGACCCTGGTAGTGATACAATTACTACATGGACTCCAAGCGCAGGCAACATTTACTGGGCAGGAGGTGGTGATGAACCTACATTATCTACATCTGCTAGTGCTATAGATATAATTACTTTTTATTTTGATGGTACTAATTATTATGGTGCTGCAAGTTTGGACTTTAGCTAATGCCTACTTTTGATTTACTTCCTGATGGACAAACAACACAGGAATGGGCGAAGGGTACTTCCTCTAATACCTCTTCAGATGGGACATACGCAGAAGTTGTAGATGCTACAGACGGTACTTATTTAAAAGAAGTATCTCGTAGGCATAAGATGGTTTTTACTACAGCAAATCCTACTATTTCTTCAAGTGATATTCAGTCTATTGATTCAGTTAAGCTTGAAGCTGATTTAAAATATACTAAAAATAGTTCTTTTGATATTGATATTGATATACGACAAGATGTTTCAGGAAGTGGGAATGGGCTTGATTTCAAGAATGTTATAGGTTCTGGCCCCTCTGGCGGCTATACTACATTTACAGGTACAGAAGAGACTACAAATCCTTCTGGTAATTCATGGACATTGACAGATTTAGATAATTTAAGTATTATAGTTGAATTAACTGAAGCCCCAGCTATTTTAGGGAGAGTAGAAATACGGTACTTTAAGGCTATTGTTTCTTATACGGCGGCTATAAAAGATAATGCAGTATTTTTTGGAACAAATTTTTAAAGGAGAGTAGATGCCAAAATTCGGAAGTAAATCAACAGAGAATCTTTTAACTTGTCATACTAAGCTAATAGAGGTATTTAATGAGGTTATTAAACACGTGGATTGCTCAGTACTCCAAGGGCACAGAGGGGAAGAAGAGCAAAATAAATATTTTAACGAAGGAAAGTCTAAAGTTCCGTATCCTAAAGGTCGCCATAATAGTGTTCCTAGTCGTGCAGTCGATGTTACTCCTTATCCTGTTGATTGGGATGATAGAGAACGTCAAACATTATTTGCAGGTTTTGTTATTGGGATAGCATTAGCAAGGGGTATTAAATTACGTTGGGGTGGAGATTGGGATTCTGACTTTAAAGTTCAGGATAATAGATTTGATGATTTCCCTCATTTTGAATTAGTTAAAGGAGAAAAGTAAGTGCTTGCACAATTAGAAGATACATTAAGGCAATATCCGTTAATAGGGGCAGGTTCATCACTTACTCCTGTGTTTGGTTGGCTTGAGATAGTTAATCCGGTACTGGCTGTCCTGGGTTCGTTTCTTGGTATAGCCATAGGGATATATACTTTAAAAATAAAGATAATCGAATATAAGGAAAAGAAAGAATAGGTGATTATACCCTATACACAAGATGCCCCTAAAGTTTTACAGATAGGCTTGTTTGTAAATAAGAATTTAAAGTATTCTCCTAAAGAATTACTATTACAAATAAAAGTAGTAGATTTTCGTCCTAACGCACATAAACCGGCCAACTGTTATAATTGCGAATCTCCGATGATAGTTCCCCTTGAGGTATTAGATTTATCTTCTGAGGTTTTATTCTGGACTTGTATGGAATGTGGGTTTAAAAGTCTAAAGACTGACTTTGAACATGTCTCAGCATTGATAGAAGAATCGCGTGATATATATGTGATTCCTGAACATTTCAACAACAATAATCGAATTAAAGCATAGGAGTAATTATGAATAACGAAACATTAATAATAGAGCCTCAAGATACAATAGACGAAGCAAAAGGGATATATGCAGAGGTTATAATTAAGCAATTAGAGTTAGGGATTCCAGCAAAAACGGCAATAGAGAACGCTGTTGATGCATCTCAAACATTCATAACTACTTTTCAGGTTTTAGAGGGATTTAATAATTAATGGATTTAAATATCATAGATACTTATGGACTCCCTATTGCGGGAGTTATAGCACTAGCGGTTACCCTCTATAAGGCTGTAGAATTTATTCAAAAGCAACTTTTAAATCAGATTGAAGATAGGCATAGCGCTGAAATGGAAGCCATAAGACAACTAGAAGAAGAGCATAAAGTATTTCATTCAATAATAGTTACTTTAATTAATAATTCTAAAAAGAATCAGTTAGTTTTAGAAGAGATTAAAGGAAGCCTATCTATGTTAGTTAATTTTTTAAACAAATAAAGGAGTATTATGAACATACTTGGACTTATAACAAAAATAGCAGGTAAAAATAAATCTGTGGAAAAGGTTACCAATCTTTTTATTGGTGAAAATTCAAAGAAGAGAAATATAGGATTTGCAGGGTTTGCAGTATCTGCGCTTTTATTCCAAACGGGATATATTGATGCTGAATTATTTGATACTTTAATGTTACTATGTGCAGGTTGGACGGGAATAGCATTTAGTAGCAAATTAAGTAAACTTGGTGATGCATTGAAAGAGGCTAAGAAAAAGAAGTAATATGGCTCTTACAGAAGAAATGATTAGAGAGGCATGGAATAGCTTATCAGAAAGAGATAAGTTACACCGTTATGGGGGAGACTATAATAATCTTGTCTCTCAAATTAAAACACATCAGCAAAACTCGAAACTATATGGCTATGAAGACCCTTTTAAAGATATATCTCCTCCAACAAGAAATTATCAAGAAACTTCAGTTAATCCAAATGTTCCTGTTGATGACCCTAGTTATTCTGACTTTACTTATACCAAAGAGTATAACAATCCTAAACCTGCTGATTGGGAAAATTATAGTATAAAAAATAAGAAGCAATATATAAGGCAATATGGAGACCCAGACAGGCCAACAATTGTAAGACGTAGGAATCAGACATTGCCTCCAACTGACGACCCTAATGTTATACAAAGTCTTGACGACCCTAGATTAGTTGCATTACAAAAACGTTTTGATGAGCGAACTAAGCGTAATAAAAGCGGTTATGTTATGCCTAAGGAAGATATAGAAAATTTACGTAAAGAACAAGAACGAGAAAGGTTGGCATTAGTTACTGGGGGTACGCCCAATCCTTTAGAAATTGCTATTATGAATGCTGGAGATAAATTTAAAAATTTAGGTAATGTTCCGAAAGATATTAGACGAAAATTAAATCGTTCAAAACTTGGGCAAATAGTAAACAAAAAACTTAAACAAGGTAAGAAAAAAGGAAAGGGGATTTTAGATTGGGTTTTTTAGACTACATAAAAAACAATCCTTTATCTCAAGCAATGTCTGGAATTTCTAATTTGAAAGGTGATGGTCAATTTGTAGATTTTATTGAAAAAGACCTTGGTTTAGGATGGGACCAATTAAACAAAAGAAATGCTTTAGGAATGATTGGGTCTGAAGATGCTAGTTGGCTTATGAATCAACCTAAAGATATGGCTTATGAGGATAAAATTAATAGGTATATGGATATAACTTCTAAGTATAATCTTGTAGATGAAGACGCTAGGCCTGGTATGAGGCAAGGACTGATAGATATGGGTCAAGAATCGTTTCAAGACTCGTCACAACATTTTGGGAATGTATACAGAGGTCAGTAATGCCTAAAGAATTATTTGAATTAAAGAATTTTCAAACAGGGATAATAAGTTCTCCTTCGACTACTGACGTTCCAGAAGAAGCGGCTGTATTTTCTAAGAATATAGACCCTTCTAGTGAAGCAGGAGTATTGAAGGGCATACCCGAAGACGATACCTTGGTATCCGGTATTAACAGTACTTCAGCTCAGATAATAGAAAATGACTTAATACATTATAATCCAGATACTAAAACAATGATAAGAACAGAGGGATTCAATCTTGAGACCCAAACTGAAGAAGCACCTACAAATATATTATATATTGGCGATTGGGATGGTGATACAATATTAACTGATGAATCTATAGATGGTATTACTACTGATGCTAATCAAACATTAGAAATAACAGATGCTTATGATAGAAAAAATGTCTTAAAATGGAGTAATTCTAGCACTACAGGTCATAGTAAGGTATTAATGTTTAATACTAATCAGCAGTGGGTGGTTGGTGAAATGTTACAAGTTAGTTTTGACTATTACATACCCTCTTTAAGAACAGACGAAACTACAGATTCGGATGTTGATAGAATAGTAGTATATTCAGGTTCTGGCCAAAAACACCAACATCTTAATGGGGGTATTTGGGACGATAAGGATGTTTGGGCTAATTATAATGTCAGAACTATAGTAACAGAGGCTAATGATGATAATTATCATCTCGCTATATATTTTCAAGGTTTTGAAGATAATGATGGAGATGATGACGGTGTTAGTGTAGAAGATACTATTCCTGGAGGAAACCACGTATATATAGATAACCTAACAGTTGTTAAAAATCAATCTATTTCAACAATACTAGGTAATTCAGTAACTTTCCCTAGCTTTGTTAAAAGAAATAATGAGTTGCTTTCTGGACATGGAAAAGAAGAATCTCCTAAGTTTACAAATGGGGAGTTTTTAGCTATAAATGGTGAACTTACACGACCATTAGATGGGCAAACCGGGACATTCTTTGATTTTATATTAAACTATGATTCAACAGCTGGTACTGAAAAGTGGGTTGCGTTTAGACGTGGGGTAAAAAAAATATATACATTGTCAATGGTTGATGGCGAAATTTCTATATCAGAGAATCCACTACTTAGAGACAATATATTGGCGATTGGACTTAATTATGCTAAAGATTATCTATATATTGCGGAAAGAAGTGTAGATTATTCTAGTTATTTATGCGTTATATATAAAATTGAGATTTCAACTTTAGATGGCGAAAGTGATATTTCTGGCACATCAATCTCAATACACTATAGCAATGACTTAGATAAACCTAATTTTGGTGTAGCATTAGAGGATATGATAATTTCTGATATTATAGAAACGAAAGTAGATGGTAATTCTACTGTTAATAATGGAGA